TAAGACCTCGCCCTAGCCGGTGTGGTTGGCAACGAACGGACATATGTCTTCGTCCAGCGAAGCTGGCATGACGCGGGTGGTGTGGCTCGGGTCGCGCATGATGTGCATGGACCAGCACCTGGTGGACGCTCTGCTGTCGGACCCCGCCGACGACTACCGCCACACGTGGGAGCCAGCCGGCGCTCGCATCGTCGGAGAGGGTGCCGTCGTGGTGGTGCCCGCCCGCTACCACACGCCAGCCGAAATCACCGAGACGATCGCAGGGCTCGGCTGGTGCGTGCTCGTGCTCACCAGCGACGAGGAATCCACGTTCGACCACACCGCGGTGGAGCACCCGCGGCTGCGCACCTGGGTGATGACCCCGCGACCGGGCCAGCACGAGCCCGGCCCGCGGTACCTCGGTGAGGGCTGCCACCGCGACACCAGCGACGTGATGGCGACGCTGAACCCGGCCGGCTGCACCGTCGATGTGATGTTCGCCGGGCAGGTCACCCACGAGCACCGCCACGCCATGCACCGAGCCGCGATGGCGCTGGACGGCGCACTGGTGGTGGACGTGACCGCCACCGACGGGTTCATGGCCGGGATGGACCGCCACGAGTACCTGCGGCGCCTGGCGGGCGCCCAGGTGGCGCTCTGCCCCGCTGGGCCCGCCACCCCGGACTCGTTCCGGCTCTACGAAGCGCTCGAGGCTGGCTGCGTGCCGATCGTGGAGGACACGTGCCCGGCGTTCGACGCCCCCGGGTACTGGTCGCTCGTGTTCCCCGAAGGCGTGCCGTTCCCCGTGGTGCACGACTGGGGCGACGAGCTCGCCAAGACGGTGGAGCACGTGCTGGCGAACTGGCGCCCTCTGGCGACGCGCTGCCAGGCCTGGTGGCTCCAGCAGAAGCGCCGCATGCGCCACGCCCTGGCGGACGACGTGACCGAGCTCGCGGGCCACGACCCCCGCGGCGACACCATCACGGTCCTGGTGCCGACGTCGCCCACCAGCCGCCCGTGGCGGGACGCCATGACGGACACGACGACCGTGCTCGACAGCGTGCGCGCCCAGCTCGACGCCGAAGTGCTCGTGATGGCCGACGGGGTGCGCCCCGAGCAGGAACACCTGCGACTCAAGTACGACGCCTACCTGGCGGCGCTCGTGTGGGACGCGGCGCACCACCTCGGCGGGCGCGTCACGCCGCTGGTGTTCGACCACCACGGGCACCAGGCGAACACCACGCGGGCGGCGCTCGAGCACGTCCACACGCCGCTGGTGCTGTTCGTGGAGCACGACACGCCGCTGGTGGGCTCGATCCCGTGGCCGGCGCTGTCGGAGCTGGTCCGATCGGGGTTCGCCAACCTGGTGCGCCTCCACCACGAGACGCACGTGCTCGAGGACCACCAGCACCTCATGCTGGACCGCCAGCCGCGCACGCTCGGCCACATGGCCGCGGACGACGCCGCCCCGTTCATGCGCACCGTGCAGTGGTCGCAGCGGCCGCACCTCGCATCCACGGGGTTCTACCGCACCATCGTGGGCACCTACTTCGGCACCGAGTCGCGCACCATGATCGAGGACGTGATGCACGGCGTCGTCCAGACGGCGTGGAACCGCCACGGCATCGCGGGGTGGGAGCAGTTCCGGCTCGTGATGTACGCGCCGCCGGGCAGCATCCAGCGCTCGACGCACCTGGACGGGCGCGGCGACGATCCGAAGTTCCCGATGCGGTACGCCTACGACGGGGCCACGCCCGAAGGCGCACCAGCGCCGTGAGGGTCGGTCTGATCGCCCGCGGCGAGGACCGCGGCCTAGGCATCCAGACGTGGGAATGGGCCCGCCACATGCACCCCGACGCCGTGCTGCTGGTGGACATGGGTGGCGCCGCCGACGGCTACCCCATCCACCCCGAGCGGTACGACCCCGCCGTGACGACGCTCGCACGGTTCGACCGCGACCGGTTCACCGACCGCGACCTGGTGCGCCAGTGGCTCGCCCAGCTCGACGTCGTGTATTGCGCAGAAACCTGGTACGACCAGCAGCTGCCCGAGTGGTGCCACGACGCCCACGTGGGGCTCGTGTGCCACGTCAATCCCGAGTTCTTCCACCACGGCGGGCGGTGGCTGCCCGCGGTGACGTGGTGGCTCCCGACGTCGTGGCGCCAGCTCCATCTGCCGCGCAACGCCATCTCGGTGCCGGTGCCGGTGCCGCTCGACCGCTGGCCCGAACCGGCACCGCTGCACGACGGCCCGCCGGTGTTCCTCCACGTGGCGGGCAAGCGCGCCGCGGGCGACCGCAACGGCACCTCGCTGCTCATGTCGGCGGTCGCTCGAGCGAACGCCACCATGACGGTGCGGGTCGTGACCCAGGAGGCCAGGCTGCCCGAGGCGCGCCACGGCCGCAACGTGACGCTGGAGCGCCACACGGGCGGCGTCGCGGACTACTGGACGCTCTACGACGGCCACGACGTGCTCGTGATGCCACGCCGCTACGGCGGGCTCTGCCTGCCGGCGCACGAAGCCGCCGGCGCCGGGCTCGGCCTGGCGATGACGGCCACGAGCCCGAACCCGACCACGTGGCCGTGCGCCAGCATCACGGCCTCGTCGTCGTCGCACATGGCGGCACCCGCGGGAACGGTCACGACCGCGAACGCCGACCCGGTGGCCATCGCCAAGGTGCTGGACAACCTCGCCAGCGACCACGTGGCCCGCCACGGACTCCAGGTGGCGGCACGGCGTTGGGCAGAGCGCCACTCGTGGGAGACGCTGGCGCCGACGATCCGCGGCCACCTGGAGGCGGCGTGCCGCTGATCCACCGGTACGCGTCGCTCGAGCACTACGCCGACCACATCGACCCCGTGTGGGCAGCGCTGCCCGAGGACACGCTGGGAGGCTCCTGGGCGCCCTCCAGGTCTATCCGTGGCGCAGAGGTCTGGAACCCGTCCCGAAACGGCGTGGGGGCCGACGAGTGGATGCTGGTGGCGTCGTGGCCCGATGCCATCGGTGCCGCCGGGCGCGGCCGGCCCGTCGTGTACCTCGAGCACGGCGCCGGCCAGGCCTACGGCGGCGACCCCACGATGGCGGGCGCCGCGGGCTGGTCCGGTGCTCGGGCCCGCGGGCTCGAGCACGTGCGGCTGTTCCTGTGCCCCTCGGAGACGGTGGCGCAGCGCTGGCGAGAGGTGCACCCCGCGCCCGCGGTGGCCATCGGGTGCCCGAAACTGGACTATGCGCATGTCATGCGCATGTATGCGCATGAGCACAAGCGCGATCGACCGGCGGTAGCGGTCACGTTCCATTGGGACTGCCCGCTGGGGCCGAGACACGATCGGCATGGCCGTACTGGGACCGAGCGCTGCCCGAGCTCGTGCAGTGGTGCCGGCGCCAAGGTGTCGATGTGCTCGGCCACGGCCACCCGCGGCTGTGGTCGCGCATCGCACGCCGCTGGCAGTCGCTCGGCGTCGAACCCGTGCGCGAGCTGGCCGAAGTGCTCGAGCGGGCCGACGTGCTCGTGGCCGACAACACCAGCGCCATGTTCGAGTTCGCCAGCTTGGGCCGGCCCGTCGTGGTGCTCAACGCCCCGTGGTACCGGCGCGACGTGGAGCACGGGCTGCGGTTCTGGAGCCACGTGCCGGGCGTCCAGGTAGACCACCGCGGGCTGCTGGTGCCAGCGGTGGACGAGGCGCTGCGGAACCCCGACGCCACCGCGGCGCAGCGGGCGGCGGCGACGCGCGCGGCCTACGCTCACACCGACGGCATGGCCGCAGCCCGTGCGGCTCAAGCGATCCGAGAGGCGATGGCTCCATGACCCACAACCCGAAGGCGCCGTGGCCGCGTCGCACCCCGCCGGCACCGCAGACCCAGCACCCCCGCGACGCGTTCGCGGAGCGGCTGCGCCAGCTCGGTGCACCACCCGATCTCGTGGACGGCACCGTGGCGTCGTGGGACGACCCCGAGTGGGCCGAGCGCGACGAGATCGTGGGGCTGTCGGACGAGGCGCTGCGGGCCGAGATCGTCGCCATCGTGCGCGAGCACCACGAGGGCACCCACACCGAGGAAGAGGACGAGCTCGCGCACCACCGGGTGCTGGTGGCGCAGGCGCGCGAGGTCGTCGGCGCCGTGATCCACGACGTCATGGAGTGGGTCAACGAGCACCCCACGCAGGCGAAGGCCCGGGCGGCCGCTGCCGCCGAAGCCGAGGCCGAGCAGGCCAACCCGCGGTCCACGCTGCTCGAGCTGCTGGAGCGCGTCACCCGTGCCTAGTCCGGATCGGCTCTACACGGTGGCGTCGCAGGCGCTCGAGATCGCCGTGGCGGCGCTCGAGGCCAGCGCCGGCGGCGCACCAGCGCGTCGCTACGTCTCCGACGGGCCCATGCTGGCGTGGGACTGCGAACAGGTCGCCGTCACGGCCGAGTCCACGTTCGGACACCAGGGCAACATCTCGGCACCCGTGGTGGACCCGGTGCAGTGCCTGGCGATGCGAGGCGCCGTGCTCGGCGTGTGGGTCGTGCGCTGCGCGCCCACGATGGACGACGACGGCGAACCGCCGGCCGCGGCGGCGATCAACGCCAACGCCGCGGTGGTGCTCGCGGACCCCACGGTGGTGTTCGACGCTCTGGCGGCGGCGCTGCGCGACGGCACGTGGCTCGGGGCGCACGGCCTGGCGTTCGAGGAGTGGACCGGCATCGGCCCAGAAGGCGGGCTCACGGGCGGCGTGCTGCGGGTGCGCGTGGACCTGACGGTGGTGTGATGGCCGACACCAGCGGCTCGCTGCCCGGCGGGACCTTCGGTGTCCACGTCGTCATGGACCCCGTGGCCATCGCCAACATGATCCGCTCGCCCGACGGGTTCGTGATGCGCGAGCTCATGCGCGACGGCCAGCGGGTCAAGCGCGAGGCGCAGCGCCGCGTCGGCGTGTACCGCCCGCCGCCGGCCGGGCCGCGCCGCGCCCGCAAGCCTGGCACCCTGCGGGACTCGATCGTGGTCCGCATGGTGAACCGCGGCGGCAAGGTGAGCGTGGAGGTGGGCAGCGACGACGAGGTGGCGCTGCTCCATCACGAGGGCACGCAGCCGCACCCGATCGTCGCCCGCAACGCACCGCGCCTAGTGTTCTGGAGCGCCCGAGCTGGGCGTGTCGTGGTCGCCAAGCGGGTCAACCACCCGGGCACCCGACCGAACAGGTACCTGACTGACTCGCTGTCGGTCATCCGCTCACGATAGGAACCACGCACCATGCTCGAGCCACAGCACGTCCCGAAGTTCACGGCGTCCAGCGCCACAGACCGCGACCTGCCGCCCATCCCGTTCGACGTGGAGGGCGTGTACGCGCCGGGCCACTCGGGCCCGAACGGCGAGACGACCTGGACGGAGCGGTTCGAGGCCTGCGGCGTGATCCCGATGGCGGCGAACGCCAGCCTGACCGAGGCGTGGGTGCGCGACGACGCCACCGGCCGGCGCCAGGTGAACCCCGGCGCCGTGGTGTCGTTCCTGCGCGACGCGCTGCCGGAGTCCGAGGCGCGGCGCTTCATGGAGACGGTGGTGTACGACAAGCACCGCCTGGTCAAGCTCGAGACGCTGGCCGAGATCGTGGAGTACCTGGGGAACCGGTACACCGGCCGCCCTACTGGAGCGCCTGCGTCCTCTTCGGCTGGTGGCGCACCCGCCGCCAGTGGTGCCGCGGGCGCGCCCTCCTGGCCTCCGTCGCTCCCCTAGAGCACCTGTCGCTCTACGACGCCACCGCGGTACTCGAGGCGCTGCTGTGCGACGCCTGGGCCG